CGATGAGACGAACACTCTCGTCAACGTCGCCGCCGACGCAAACAACAGCATCGGCTTCGAGCTCGAGGCCGTGCAAGACACGGTGGCGGGCTGATGGCTCGCGGAAGTGATGTCTTCGTGCCCACGGGCGCGGAGACGGAGGAGACGGAGGAAGAGGTCGAGCCCGAAGAGAGCGAGGAAGCCGGGAGCGGTGACTCCCTCCTCGGCGACGCCTTCGACGCTCTACAGGACAGTGACCGCGAAGGCTTCGTGCGTCTCATGCGCGCAGCGTTCAATTCGATGAAGGATTGAGGAGGCTGAGATGGCGGACTCGATCACGATGACGCAATTCATCGCGAAGGTGCGCCATCTCGGCGGCTTCGAGACAGAGGACGAGGCGAACGCGTTCATCACGGACGCGAACATCGAAGAGCGCGGGAACGCGAACCTTCGAAAGGTCTACCTCGCGCTCGTTCGCGCTCGAGGGCATGAGTACTTCCGGGCAACGACGGACATCACGACGTCGGCGGGCGCGAGCACCTACGCACTCAATGTCGCGATGCTCGCACTTCTCAGCGTGAGTCGGCTGGCCAGCAACGTCTCGGACCAATGGGAGCTCCTCTGGGACTTCAACGAATCGGAGCAGCACGACCTCGACTCTTGGCCGCTCTCTCGCTACGGCGAAGTGCAGCGCTTCCAGCTCCGAGGCAACAATCTTGAAGTGCGGCCCACGCCAAGCGCTTCGGAAACGCTCCGCGTCGCGTACGTCCCGAACTTCACGCCCATCACTCGCGCGCTCGGAAACGCGTTCGACGGCATCGCCGGCTTCGAGGAGTGGGCCGTTTGGGAGACGCTCGCTGAGTTCCAGGCGAAGGATTCGTCGGACTGGACGCTTTCGATGTCGAAAGCGAAGGACTGGGAACGTGAGGTGGAGAGCATGGCGAGCAAGCGCAACTTCGGCATGCCTCGCCGCGTGCAGCGCGTGCGCAACCGCCGGAGGGGCCGGCTATGAGCGGCCCGCGCCCGCTCACGCAGGTTCGCGAGCACACGGGCAATCGCCAGCTCGACGGAATCCAGCGCGACGCGAAGCGCACGCTCCAAAGGGTAAACAGTCTCCCTTTCGCAAACGGCGTACTTCGCAGCGTGGAGTTTACCGCGGCGACGCCAAAGACCGTCGATCATGGGCTCGGCACACGGGCCACGTTCATCGTCGTTCGCACGAACTACGACGGCACGGGGACCGCTTCGACAGTGACGGAGGCCTCGGACGCTTATCAGGACGCGATCGACCTTTTGAACCAACTCGCTGTCGTCGCGAGCGCGACGTGCCTGGTCGACCTCTGGTTTTACCCCATTGCCAGTGAGGTCTCGCCGCGATGACGATGCAATTTCCCCAAGCCCAGCTCGTTCAGGTCCCGTTCCGCACGGCAGCGCTCGATGAGAGTACCGACCCGAAGCAGGCGCCTCCCGGCACCCTTCTCGCTCTCCGCAACGCCGTGTGGGTGAAGTCCGGACGCATCGAAAAGCGTCCGGGTACGACCGCGCTCGCGACCTCTCTCGTCGGAGGCGGGAGCCTACCCGGGGCACTCAAGAGACTCTGGGCACGAGACGGAGAACTGCTCGCGACGGACGGAGACGACATCTACTCATGGGTAGCCGGGCAGAGCTTGTGGAAACGTGTGCACTCGATCGGCGCGCTCTCCGCAACGTGGAAGAAGGTTGTCGACGTGTTCACGTCCGTCGATAGCGTCGATGTGGACGCAGACGAAAATTCGATCTCTGAAGTCTGGACGGCGCCAGGCACAAGCACGTCTTACTGCCAAGTCACTGACAGAGTTACAGGCGCATACATTCTGCCGCCGACACTGGTTGATACGGTCGGAAGCAGAGTGCGATGCCTGGTGAAGAACACCATCGTTATCGTTGTATATCACGCCGGCGGCAGCAACATCTCGGCACGTACAATCGATCTTACGACTGGCGCGATATCTGGCGCTACGGTGCTTCGTTCGGATGCGACGGCAGCATCGAATGCACATATTGATGTTGCACATAACGGCGCAAATTGGACGCTTATCTACAAGACCAATCTAAATGTAGTTTCGTTATTTACGTATGACACTTCCCTGGTTCAGCAGTCGACTGCCTCGGTGGTGACGAGCGCAAACGCGTATGCGCTGGCTCTCCATATCACGACCGGGGAGAATCTCTACGTCGCGTATACCGAGGCAACGACGAACGTTGTCCGTCTTGCGGTGCATAATCCATCGACTCTGGCGCAGACGCTTGCGCCCGTGACCGTGTACACGGGGTCAGCTCAATCGTATCGAGCCTCGGTCATTCGATTCGATGCATCGAATTGTATTGTGGCGTTCACGGAGAACATTAGCGTTACCGAAGAACGAACGACTACGTACAAGGTTTCGGCCTTGGGAGTCGTTGACGCAAACAGTCAGCGGTCTACGTGCTGGGCAAGGCTCGCATCCAAGCTCTTTACGATCGGAGGTCGCTTCTACGCTTTACTCGTCAGCATTCGTCCACCGATTCATGTCGCGGGCGGAAGACTCTCTCAGAACACGACCTTCGGCGTCGAGGTCGATGCCGCCTCTAATGGCGGTCACATGAATCTCCCGCATAGGCTAGTTGCGGTTGTCTCTCCGAGAGAGAGTGCAATCCCGAGTCAGTTTGCGTCGATGCCAAGTGTGCCAGTTGTTGCCGATGAAGCATACGCCGGCACGATTTGCGTGTCGGAGCCGCTCAGCAACTCAACTTACACACGCAACAGTTTGCAGCGAGTGACGATGACAGTCTCTGACTCATGGCAATCGGCGCCGGTTGGCCGCGCGCTTGTGATGGCCGGCGGAGCTCCTGCGTTTTTCGATGGTCGCCAGGCCTTTGCGGTCAGCTTCCTTCACGGTCCGCGCGTCATCAGTGCCACACCTGGCGGCGCGGGAAGCATGGCCGCGGGCACATACCAGTACGTCTTCGTGCACGAGTGGCGAGATGCCGTTGGGTTCTTGCATCGAAGTACCCCCTCGCAGCCCACGTCCGTCACGGTCGGAGCCAGCGGGAGCGTGGCGTTCGTGTTGGAAAGCGTGACGACATCAGGCCGCGCGGACGTGGGCACGGGCATCGGCGCGGACAACGTTTTCCCCGTCAATATCGTCCCGTATCGAACAACCGTTGGCGGTTCGACGTTCTATCGTCTCGCAGTCGAGCCGGGAGTCAACACCATCTCGAATGACCCTTCCGCAGCGTCCGTGATTTTGACGGACACAAGGGCGGATAGCTCGATTGACGGAGTCGGGACGCCGCTCTCGACGCGTCCACTCCTCTACACGACGGGAGGCATCCTCGACGAGGTCATGCCGCCGTCGTTCACGGCGTGCATCCTTCACCGCGGGCGCATCTTCGGCGTCGCGGGCGACCAGCGCACGATCTGGTTCTCGAAGGAGTTCACCGAGGATCCGACCATCTTCCCCGGCTTCCACGAGAACCTTCGCATCGTCCTCGACGACGACATCACCGCGATCGCGAGTCTCGACGAAAAGCTCGTCGTGTTTACCGAGGGCTCGATCTGGATTGTTGTGGGCGACGGTCCGAACGCCGCGGGCATCGGCTCGTTCGAGGCACCCATCCCCGTGCAGAGCGACGTGGGCGCTATCGACGCGCGCAGCGTCGTGGAGACACCCGACGGCGTGATGTTTCTGTCGCGTCGCGGGCTCTACATTCTCACGCGCGAACTGCAAGTCGACTGGATTGGACGTGCAGTTATCGACCAGTTTACGTCGTACCCAAACGTTATCGACGCGATCCTCGTCCCGCATCGGAATCAGGTTCGCTTCGTATGCGAGGGCGAAGGGGACAACGAGGGCACGGGCATCGTCCTCGTTTACGACTACGTGCACCGCTTCTGGTCGGTGTTCGACTACTGGGACGGGGACACCTCCTACGCGGCCATTCGCAGCTCCGTCGTCTCTGGCTCGACGCTGTACATGACGAACGGCGCGGGCGTCGTGAGTGAAGATGACACGAGCTGGCTCGACCGCGGGTCTCAGTGGGTCACGCTCGAATTCGAGCTCATGCTTCGTCCTCTCGGGCCGATTGCGTGGCAGCACATGCGCCGGTTGCAGATCCTCGGCGAGCGAAAGACGAACCACGACTTGCGACTGCGGCTCGCCTTCAATGACAGCGAC